TCGGGTCCCAGCCATTCGTCGTGGGGGGGGGGATATTGGGGGGGGTCACCGGGCCGGCCAATATCTGGTTGAGGGTCGCCATTATCAGGTTCATCTCAGAGGCGCACTCGGGATGAGCGGCGATCTCAGCCTGAACAATCTCGTTCATTTTCGCTTGAGTGAGTTGGCCAGCGGGCATCCCCGTAATCTTATCGGACATTTCAGACGTGATTGCGTTCATGCCAGCGGCAATCTGCGGATGAGAATAAGCCTCGGCGTCCATGATGCCCTTAAACAGTTTGATGCCGCTCTCACGCACGGTCGGCTCGTAGTCAGCCATCATCTTGATCATGCCCTGGACTTCTTTTTGTGTGGTTCCCGCCAGCCCGACATCCCTGAATCGGAGGACGATTTCGGGAACGTCTTTCCCAAGGTTGTTTATCTCATCCCTTGCCTTGTCTATCTCCGTTCTGTCTACTTTCGCCAAGACGGAAATGATGCCACCCGCCGCCATTCCCTTGTCGAACTCGGCGAGGGCCTTCTTCGCCTCCTTGACGGCTTGCCCAGCATTGGTCGTAATCTCTATTTTTGGGGCGATTTTGTCCGGAAACTTGGTCTTGCTAATATCGTTGAGTACCTTTAGGATACCGGTGAGTGTGGGAAGGGATGTGTTACCGATAGATTCCTTGAACTTGTCCCACGAGTCCTTGAGTTTGCCGATCTGTCCCGCGAGCGTTCCCCCCAAAGCCTCCGCGCTCCCGCCGAACTCTGTCTTGAGTTCTTGGAGTATCATCTTCTGCGCGTCCATCGTGTGCCCGGTTGCTACCATCTGCTTCGCCATCTCGGTTTGCTCGTCAGTAAACATGACGCCGTATCGCCTAAGGGCTGTCAGGCCTTTAACCGGGTCCTGGAGGGCCTTGCCGACTTTGATCGCGGAATCACTGAGGTCTTTCCCGAGTGCGATGGACATATCGAGAGTAGAAGTTATGGCTTGGTCGAATATCTTGTCCTTGCCGACATTCTGAACGCCCCTGAACGTCAGCATGATATTCTCTGCAGATTTTATGACATCGTGCGATATCCCAGACACCTGCGCCAGTGAGTTGCCGAGTTCGTCTACGTGGCCAGCGGTGACGTTAGCAACTCCACCAGTGGACTCGATAACGGCCTTCGTCTGGGCGTTAACCTTCTGCTCTTCTTCTGCGGCTTTCGCGCAGGAGTAGAACGCGGCTCCGAGGCCGATAACGGCACCGGCAACAACACCGATGGTTCCGAGCACGCCAAGTTGTTTCCCCAATGCTCCGAGAGAATTGGTTGCCGTACCACCAAGGCCCCCGAGGTTCTTCAGACTGTTCCCGAGGCCGCCGATTCCCTTCTCGGCGTTTTTCATTCCGCCCGTGTCCAGCGACTTGCCAAAGTCCTTGAGGGTCTTCGTAGTACTCCCGCCGAAGTATGAAAGGGTAGCGAATTCGTTACCCAACCCCTCGAGACCCTTCGCCGCCTTCGGCACGCTCCCACCAAAGCCCGCGAGTTGGTTACCCAACCCCGCAAGGCCCTTCTCGGTGTTCTTCATGCCCCCCGCGGCGAGAGACTTGTCCAGCCCAGAGAACATCGCCTTCGCCTTGACGGCACCCGCCGCCAACGGTCCGGTGTTCAGGCCGACTGACGCTGATATTGTACCGAGGTCAAGTCCCATTATTTCGCCTCATATCGTGAGTCTTCCAACATCTCAAACTTCTTCGATTCGCCCGATTGTTTTTTAGCGCGGTCGTCCAACTGCTCAAGAATCATCCAGAACTCCGAGACTTTCAGGCGGTCGATTTCGCGGGGAGTCCAGCCGAAGTCCAAAGCCAGATTGAATATCGCGGTGTCTATGAATCCTCGGAAGGTGACGTGTCCGTGTCCTTTTCGGGCTTGGAATCTAAAGGGATTCTTTGAAGTTCCAATGCGAGCTTGCCCATGAATTCCACGCCGCCCTGGTAGGGTGGCATTTTGCCGAGGGCCTTCTTCGTGATTTCGGAGTGGTAAGGATTCAACAGGTCATAGTAGAACTGCACGCACCCCTTGATACCCTCCGCGGTGTAGAGGTTATCGGCCTGTGTTTCGTTTCGCTTTTCGAGCGACTCGACTACTTTCAACCAGTGGTCGAAATCGAGGTCGGGCAGAGGGTAATCCTTGTCGCCTACTTTAATTACAAACATGAGTCCTCCCGGGAAAGAGGCCCACCCGCCCCGGGAAGGGACGGGCGGGCTCATTCGGTTTAGACGGTCGGGATAGTTGCGAGTTTCTTCCAGGTCATGACGCCCATCGCGGTCGTGTAAAGCGGGTTGTCGACGCACTTGATGTTGACTTCCATCTTGGGGTACTCGTCCTGACCGCCACCCTCGTCGAAAAACGTGGGCTTGCAATCGTAGAAGTGGAGCTCCTTGTACCCAGTCACGGAAGAACCCGAGATAACCTTGAGATACACGTAGCACTCAAAGTCTACAGACGTGGTCTGTTGCGTCGGGGTCGGCGAATCGAATCCGATCGCAGCGGGGGGTGAAGAAGCGTCGTACGTTATCATTCCGACGCTGCCCGCGACGACATGCTGAATCTCCGGGTCCTCACAACAGAACGATATCTTCAGGGTCCCGCCCGTGAGTACGTCAGAACTTTGCATCGTGTTCTTGACGCGCCCGCCGCAACGGAGGACGTTCTTCTTGCCCTCCTCGATCTCAGACTTGAAATCCCAGTCGATGATGTTGTCCGACATGTATTTCGGGGCCGCCGGGTTAGGGGCACCGCTCGCCAAGAGAGGCTTGAAATGAACCGCTACGGGTTCATAGACTATCGCGCAGTTTGCAGTTGGCATTATTCCCTCCTTTCGGGAAATAAAAAAGCCCCCGGTTGGGGGCGTGGAGTAGAGGTCGTTACTCTACAAAGCCGTGGAACGTGAGGTAATCGCGCTCTTCGCGTTTAAGGCCGTGGACCTCGCAGCCTTCGACCAGTTCTATGTCACAGCCTTCAAGCTCGACGTAGCAGGTCTTGAGTGCTGTCAGTGTGACAGCTTTTCCGTAGCTCGGTTGAGGGTCGAGCGTCGAGAAATCTTTATCGTCTTTCAATGGTATCCTCCTGACCACGCTTCCAGCGCGGACGATTATGCATCCTCAGCCCATTACCACAGGTCCGAGGGGATTAAAAAGCGGACGCGAATCATTGAAACTCTCAATTCTTCGTTCCATGCATCAAATCGCGCATCTCTCAAATAGTCGAGTTCCAGATTTTTTCCCTTGGGGGTGGTGATAGGAATTCGCAGCGCGGTTACGATAGCGTCAGCGACGGGGTCTATCGCCATGATATTGGACTCCTCGCCGTAGACCTCCACGTCCAACTGTTGGAATAGCGCGCAACTGTTCGTGGAGGGAAGTTCCCCCGAGAATGACATCGTGATATAAGGTTTCTGAGTGTCGGCGGGGGCGGTCCAGCCCCAGAACACGCGAGACGAGACAGCGGTTACCTGGGTGCAGAGATGATTGAAAAGCCCTTCGCGAATATCAGAATAGTCCATCAGAGTCTTATACCTCCGACGCCCTTCATAATCAGGGCGAGCTTCGCCCACAGTCTGGCGATATTATTCGACCTGGCGCGCTCGAAAATCTTGTACCGACCATTGAAAAACCCCGCCTGGTCAAGCCACTCGTTTTGCGGAGCGTGTCCACAGACGCTCGACTTGATTTGCGCCGGCGTAACATCGGTGTGCCCTTCCACGCCACCCGACGCCGCGCTAGTACGATCTGTCCACGCGTGATCTGACTTGATGTAGTTCGCGGATTCTTTGATGTGAGAATCCATCGCGGCTTCGCATTCCTTGAGCAAGAGGCGTTCGACGACCGTGAGTTTCGCATTGACCCCTATTGACCCGCTCATACCGCGCTACAATCGCACTGGATACATTTTGAGATGTTCGCGTCGTCATATTCGCGGACGCCGATGATACGGTATGTTCGCCCCTCGAAGACGAAATCGTCATAAGAATCGTGACCGACCACTATGTCCGTTCCCCACGGCGCGAGCATCCCCAGGTCGACGCGCTTTATCTCGCCCCCGGGAAGTGTGGATTCGCGTTGGTTGCGAGATGAGATAAAATACAGCCGTACGTCAAACGGGTAACTGGTAACAGGTGCGGCAGGCCAATTGGAGCCGCCCGCGTTCGGGACTTTAGTGTGACGGATTATCGTGATTGCAGAAGGGTCTGCGGCGATAATAGCGTTTATCACGTCCGGTACCTTCCCGATGTATCGTGATGGTGCTGGTCCATTCGCAAGGCAGTCGAGCAGGAAGACCCCATGAGGTCGGAGGCGCGGGTGCGACAGTAGTTGCCGTCGACCTGCACCTGCAGGTCACCGATACGGTACATCACGGCGTTGTTACCGATAACCCCCGCAAGCCACATCCAGCCGCGCCCTGCGGCCTTCATCACGTCGTACGTCGGAACGTAGTAACTAGTTTGGCCGGGGAGTATCCCGTCGGCGTCCATAACCATTTCGAGGTCGAGAAATTCTTGAAGTTCCGCGTCTGTGAACGCATAGCCCTGAGGCCAGTGCAGCCAGAATTTCACAGCATCTATCGGATCGGATATCATTGCCTCTCCTTAATCCAAGGTGTAAGTCAAAGTTGCCGTGCCGCCTGATTCGACAGCACTCGCGTGGACGTTCCCCGCCGCGTCATAGAGTTTGACGGCGTTGCCTGTTGATAATCCGGTTACGGTGATTTGCGGCAGGTCGATGACATCATTCCAATAAGCAGCCGAAGTCCAGATCAGTCCCGTTGCATCTACCGTCCAGGTTGTCAAGCCGTGGATGACCACCGAGGCGGGGTTAACTTTGTGGGTTGGTGGGACAAAATCGGCTATGGTTTCTGTGATAAGCGGTTGGGAGATGTCCTCATCTATGCGTAGGGGCCGCACGAAGGCCGCCTTGTCGCCTGTCAGGGAATAGGTATTTCCAGATATGGTGAGCCCCGTACAACTTGCTTGACCAATAATGAAATACCAGTAGTGAATTCTGGTAACGGGGACATCGTCGATGAACGTATTGCCCGAAATGTCCAATGTATCGACTGCACAAGCATGAACCAATATGGGGGAGTCCCAGATCTCGCCAGTAGCGGGTAGCGCAGACGCGCAATCAATAAAAGTGTTGCCGACAACTGAAACATTTTGGATGTCGCAGTATTGGAAACGAATGGCACTTGAATCGAAGTTTGTGACGACATTGTCCGCAATAATGACATTGGAGGCTTTCCCACCTGCACCCGTGGTTGAGCCTATTGCGTAGTTGTAATACTTTTCATCACTGGGAGCTGAATCGATGGCACTCATCGAAACAGTATTATCATGGATGTTTACGTCATTTATATCCAGGGTATTGCCCGCATAAAATGCTATGCCAAAACGCTCGTTGGCATCGGTCGCACAAGCAATGTCAATGTCATTGTTGTCGATTTCCAATCCGTCTATTCCATACGCTGGGGGGGAAGGGTCGCCAGGATAAGTCGCACTCCATATCCATATTCCACCATATAGATTCACGAGATGGTTTCCGGTGACGCGAATTCCAGAACTTGTCCCCGCTAGGGCGATGCCGGTGATATTCATACCGTAATGAAAATCAGTAATGGTATTGTTCTGCACCAGGGAATTTGATCCATGTATCTCAATGGCGGTCTCTGCGGCCATTGCATGTTCAGAGGCGGCGGTAAAATCACAGTTTCGGATGATAACGTCATCTGCCAAAGTATAGATAATACTGGTATCGTGTTCGACGTGATTAGGGTCGTCGCCAACGCCAGAACAAGTGATATCTTCTATCACGATGCCCGTCATCGGGCCGCTTTCCCCCTGCAGCAAAATGTGCCATGCCGAAGAAGAATTAATAAATTCAATATTGTGCATGTGCAAGTCATCGCCGAGACCGATAGACACACTTATTTCCGGGTGGGAGTTTATCCCAACTAACGTAATGGCGTTGTGAGATATATTATGGTCGAACGTAAGGTCACAAATCTCTAGGCCAGTTACATCTTTTTCCCACCCATTATGAAAAATAGCCTGATAGATCGCGCAACCGTCAGCGATCTTAATTGTGCTTGTACCAATGCCATCGCCGAAAACTTTAATCCCCGTTTTCGAAATCTCGAAAATATTGCTAATCGGCGCAGAAGCACTGATGAGATAAGTCCCGGCAGGGAAATAAAGCTCGGAGCCATCGACCAAAGCAGCAAGAGCGGCGGTTATCGCCGCGGTGTCGTTTGTAACGCCATTGCCAACTGCGCCATATGTTTTAACGTTAAGTGTGCTCATAGTGTGAACCCTTCGATTTCTTCACTCGTTAGCACTCTGCCCCAGATTGCACAGAGGATTGCGCCGTTAAGAGGTAGAGTCCCGTCAATTTTTGCCCCGACGTACAGGTTGGCATTCAACGCCGCCTCCCTTGTCGTTCCCGTCGCTGGCGTCCCTGCCGTCCCCGCGAGATAGACGTTGATCGTCCCGCCCGTCACCGTGCCGATAACGACATGATTGACGTTGGCCGCCCACGTTGTGGCCGTTAAAGCGGCTGTAACCGCAGACTTGTCGCCTACCGCGAAATACAATTTATTGTCGGTGTGCTTGTAGATTGAAAAAACATCACCCGCGCCCGCGCCCTTCGTGTCCAGGAGGTCGTGCGCGCTTCCGTCATTCCCCGCCCACAACGTATTCGCCACACACATAATCGTCAGCGGCATCCCCGGCGTCATCCCGATAGTCGCGGTCGGCATGCTTATCGTGCAGGAAGCAGGTCCGGGAGTTCCGCTCGCGACGAGCTGCATGTCATCCCAGTAGACGACATCGCCCGAGGAGGCTCCAATGGCGTCCAGCCGGGCGTCGGTGTAGGTAAGAGCCCCCGCGCCCGTAGTCATTGTCAACGACACCGCCTGCCATGTTCCATCGGCTGTTATGGTTGCCGAGTTCGTCCAACCCGGACCGTTGGCGTATAGACGCAAGCGATAACCCTTTCCAGAGGCACTCTTGAACCTGCCAGACAAAGTGTATTGAGTGTTTGCCACCATATAGCCCAAACTATGCCAACCCACGGCGTCTACGATACAATACGCCGGAGAAGCTACGTTGCAGGTCATTTTAAGAGACTTTGATCCGTGATATGCGTAATCAGTTGACACGTCCGCCGTACATTGGTCGGGGTTTGACCAACTGCCAACAGTTGCTTCAAATGAGGCCTCATCGGAGGAGAGGAGGTTGGTCATCACCGACGAGATAGCGGGTGCCTCAGCACCCAAAAGCGTCATGAAGCTTGAGTCGCCCGTCATGGTGAAGGCGAGGTTGTGTATAGCGTCAAGGACAGCGGTTGTCCCGTCCATGCACATGATTTGATTAACTGCGCCGGGGGTCGTTCGCGTGAACATTCAGTCAACCTCTCTTATCTTGGATTCCCTCGGAGTCAAAACATCGCGGTAATAGTGCGCTTTCGCGGCGTTGCGGTAAGCGTCGCGCTTGTCTTCGTGATGGATTATCTTCGCGTCCAGTCTTTCGGCTGTGTAACACCTGCCGGGCTTCTGCAGGGTGGCGAAGGTTCGCTCTTCGCCATCAAAAAGCCAGTAATGTTTTCTTGCATAATGCAAATCCGGAACGTGGCGAAAGACGCGGATTCTGTCCGTCACCAACGGGTTGTACGTTCGCCCCGCGAAGTCGCTTCTTGCCACCGGAACGATCCCCATGTCGGCTTGCGGGATTACGAGCGGACCTACCCACTCTTCGTCACCGTCGAGGTGGACGTACCAGTCTGCCGGATATTGTCCAACGAGGTAGCAATTCCGCTTGTGGACTTCCGACACATTGGGCCAGATGATTATCTTGGTGTCGTTTCTGCGTTCCAGGTACTCCAACGTCCCGTCCGTGGAGATGTCAGAGCCGTTCATCTGCTCGAAGTCCTCATATCTGCCGTCAATGCAGACGATGAGGTCAACGTGCGGAGCAATGCTTTCCACGCAGTTCTCGATGAGACCAGCATCGTTATAACAGTTGATGCAACCGATTATCAAAGGACACTCCTTATCGCATCAAGCCATGTCTCCAGATAAGGAATTTCACTTTCCCAAGATTGCGCTTCTGCCTGCGCCCGGGCCCAGCGGGAATATTCCGCAGTTGGTATCGTCAGCAACCAGGCCATCTTCTCTCGAAGAGTGTCAGCGGAAACTTCTGAGTAGACCGTGTTTCGCACCCACTGACCGTTTAGTGTCCAGCGTCTCTCGGGCTCGATGAGGAAGTCGGGGTCATGTTGAAAGAGATTCATGGGGTCCGCATTCATGGTCAAGCAGGGCATACCAGAGGCCATCGCCTCAAGAATTCCTCTTTCATATCCCCCGTACGCGATAGGCGATATGGCGATGTCACCCTCAGAGTAGACGTCTTTCGGTTCGGGGTAGGTCTTCTGGTTTAATGTGATTCTGGAGTCATCTACCTTGACGCCCCTTGGCAAGTCGGCCTGTGAGTTGATGATCAATCGCGCCTCGGGGTCCTTGAGGCCGTTGAACGCTTCCACGATTTTGGCAACCTGACGCCGGTCATTGACCCCGCCGTATCCGATGGATGCGACGAACGTATGACCCTTTCTCAATTTGAACGGGAACATCTTCAGGCCTATCGGCAGGAACAGTAATTGTTTGTTGCCGTGCGCTTTGGTGAACGCCGTCGCGCAGGGGCAGACCAACAGGTCGGCTTCTAATCTTGAGACCATGTAGGTCTCGTGCATGACGATCCCCACGACCTTGCACCCGTGAGAGTGCGCCATCGAGTAAAGTTTTTCGGAAAATGGGGTCTCGATGTATATCACAACGTCGGGGCGGTAGGTTGCGAAATAGTCCGCCAGCTGTCTGTCGGTCGGAGGTCGTGAGACATTCAACTGTCTATCAGTCCAGACCTCCTGTCCCTTCGCTTCACAACGAATGGAAAGGATCGAGTCGGCTTTCAAATACTCATAGAACTCCGCGCCAAAGTTTCCGATGCCCGACGCATGGTTCGTATAAATTACAAGGCCGATTCGAGTATCCGATTGAACTCAGCCACCCTTTTCTCCGTCGTGTGAAATTCCAACGCGTGGGCGTGTCCGGCCTCCGCTATATCGCGCCGTTCCGAATCGTGGGCGAGGTAATACCTAATCTTGTCGTGCAGGCCGGCCTCATCGTGCCAGGTGTCGAAGTGCTCTCCGGGCGTGAACTGCGATTCAATCCCAGGGACAGCGGGGTGAAGAATGAACGCCTGGCTCCCTGCGGATAGATAAAGTCTGTCCGACCAGTAGCCGGGGATGTCATTGACCGCGTTGTCGCAGAATATAATCTTCGCCGAAGCGCAAATCCTGGAGTACCTTTCGCCCCAACAGTTGTCGGCAATCCCGAAGATCTTCAATCCGAAATCTTTTATCAGCCCTTGGACAATCGCCTTTCTGCGGTCGCTATAAATATGACCGATGAACGCGATGTCATAATTCGCGTCCGGCATAACCGTGAAATATTTGCGAGCGTCGAATCCATGGGGCATCCAGACTCGCTTGATTCCATGTTTGGAATATCTGTCCTCGTAACCGTCGGTAGAAATCACGAGGTCGAAATGTTTCAGACTTGGGAGGTATTGTTTCTCCCGGTCTCCCCAGCCGAAGATCAAGTCGAAGTACCACGCAACTTTTGGGGCTTTCACCCGCGCCCAGAACTCAGGCTCTATGCACTGAGGCAGGGCGGTCAGAACGAGGTCGAACTTGCGGGAGAGAAAGTCTTTTTTGTTGAACCGGTTGTATTGAAATCGCTCGACAGTATGACCTGCCAATTCGAGATAGTCTGCAATCTCTGATTCTGTATTCCAATGATGCTCGAAGGTTGAGAGATAGCCTATCCGCATTTATGCGCTTCTATCTCCAAATTGCCCGCAGGTGTCTGTTTGACCAGCGTTATCTCCATGCCCAGGCCGACGAGGAACGGGCAGAGTGTACCCGTCGTGAAGCCGCAGAGGTGTTGATTTTCAGGGTAGTCCTGCCCGCCGTACAAAAGTAGTTCAAGCCATTCGTCGTTTGGCGCGACCTTCATCGCATGCCGGATATCGGGGCAGCGCAGTTTGAGGATGCCGCCGGGGGCGAGAAGGGAAACCCACATCGCCAGGCACATCTTCGCTGTTCGACGGTCGAAGTGCTCGAGAATGTCATAGGCGAGGATTTCAGTCGCGCCCGCGTAGACGTGCATCTGCTCGACCTCGGATACGTCACAAACGACAACGCCGTCGAGAGGGCGGATGTCCAAATTGATGAAGCCCTGTTTGACATCGGGGCCGCACCCCAGGTTAAGCTTCGTCAACACGTTGCCCTTTCTGTCTATGTTTCGCGTCGGTTTCATCGGGGGGATAGGGTCTGTGCTGGGCTTGGGATTGTCATTGAGAGGCACCCACATGTCCGTTGCTTCGGTCGCCAAACCCCGCTCAATCCATTCTTCGGCTTGGCGGTCGCCGACGCGGACAAGCTGGCCGGGGCGGAATGTACACCCCGGCCTACTGTCCTTAATCCGAATCAGCATCAGGCGAGGGGTACGTCAGTAACCTTCGCGAGGATGTCGTCCAGTTTGATTGCGAACGCCTTCCTCAGCCTGAAGCGTAGAGCAATCATGTCCTGCTCGGCGAGGTTGATCGTCTCTCCGCCTTGCGTGAGGGTCGCCTGGTCGAGCATTTTGATCTCAAGGCTCATCCTGTCGCCTACAACAACGTAGGGGCAATATGCGCCGAGAATCTCAACGCCCAACGGGCTGCCAGAAGCGATAACCTGGCGGGAGAACTTGAACGGGATTCCGTACACGTTGTAGACGCCTACGGACGTCCTCAGGTCTTCCTGATAGATCGGGTGATTGTCCTTGTCACGTGCGCCCCTCAAAAGGGCCTTAACCCGTGGGTGAGATATCATGCCCGTGCAGTCATAACCCTGGACCTCGATCTTGGATATCATTTCGTTGATATCGTCGGCGATGTCCCCTGCGGGAGATGAGCCGAAGGGCACCTCGTTACCTACGGGGGTGTTGCCACTCCAGGAGTCGGTATACGGAGAACCCAGGTTGTATCCGAGCGTGTAAGCGTCGAATATTTCCGCGAGTCCTGATATGACGTCTTCCTTGACGAGGCTTGAGGTGTCAACATCTGAATCGTCGACCTCGTCCTCTGTGAACGGCACGATCACTGCGATTGTCTCAGCGGTCAACGTGTACTTGTCGAAAGTCGGCGCTGATTTGGTCTTAATCCCCTTCTCGGCGACAGCCGCCGGGGTGGTAGTAGTAAGCTGCTTCCGCAAGTTTAGAACGTTACGCTTCATCGGGCGGTGACGCGCAAGGGCGTCGACTGCCGAAGCGTCGCGGATCAGCATGTTTACATCGGTTGCTAGTTCCTCGGGAACAAAAATAAGGCCGGTGGCCTCAGTCTGTTCGTCCATGCTCGGTATGGTCACTTTCTGTCACTCCTTTATTTAGGAGTCCCCTTCTGCAGGGCACCCGCGATCACGCCTTCGAGCGACGGCTTCGCGGTGCCTCCTACGGGAACTCCTCCGGTTCCAGGAGCCGGGGGTGGCGATTCGGATTTCAGAAGATACGGCTTCTCTTTCACCAGTTTGTCTAGGGCTTTGCGGACGCCCTTGTCGTCAATCTCTGAAAGGTCAAGAAGTCTGAAAGCCGCGTCGGGGTCGATAATCCCAAGCTTGCCCGCTTCAGCGAACACTTGCGATTTGACGATCATATCGGCGTTGGCTTTTTTCGCGTCTTCAAGTTCGCGCTCTAGGCGCGTGCGTTCCTCGGTCGCCTTCTCCAACTCACTTTTGTCCTTGTCTTTGAAACCGTTGATTTGCGCCGTCAGTGCCTCAACTTGCTCCTTGAAGCCCTTTGCCTCGATTCGATTCGACGCGGCTTCGCCTCGGAGCCCTTTCACGTAGGCTTCGTCAAAGGTTTTCGGTTCTACCGTTTCCTCGTCGGCCATCATGACCACTCCTTTTGGGATTCAATCCCATCGAAAAAGCCCCCGGTGTGGGGGCCCTATTCTGCTAACCAGTCTGCTATGCCGATTTCATCGGTTCCGTCGGTGAGATAATCATTCATCGCGGCGTCCCACTCGTCAGAGGACATCACTTCGTCGATGTAGTAACATCCGCAGTGCGCGTGTAGACTTCCGAGGTCGGGCTTATCTTCGCCGTTCGCAAAAACTTGCCCGTCGTAACCCTCGCACTCGCAGCCGGAATCTTCGTGAGAATCCGACAGCGTGAAAACTTGACCGGTGATCCACGGGGTCTGCTTCATGGATTCGTCAGAAGCTTTCCGGAACGAGGCCATGACCTCTGACCTCGCAAGGCGCATCGAATCGTAATTAAGCGACCGTCCGTACGGTGTTATGGTCGTGACTTCTCTACCCGGCAAGACAAAGCCGTCGAGTTGTTTCGCTATCATCTCGGGGCTGAGATTCGCCCTGAGGCCATTCTCCACCGTCGACAAAATGTCTTTCGAGTAGTTCAAATCCCAGACGCGCTCAGATAGCGAAAAGCCGCTAGGGAGAAGACCGCTCATCGACTCCGTTGCAACTTTTGTTGCGATCTCTTCTACCGGGTATTGCTTATTAGAGAAACCCAAGCCGAGAAGGGCCGCGCCAGCCAATTCAAACTTCGCCGCGGTCCCAAGGTTTCTCTCAAGCAACGGATGGTAACTGTTCGTGAATTCATCCATCACGCCGTCAACGTGCGAGCGATAAGAATTTGTGATCTCTTCGGGGACGTACAGGCCGCTTCGTGCGGTGGTCAGGAGTCGGCGGAAATCCCTTTCGTTCGACTGGAGGAATGAGAGCTTCCGCGCTTCGTATGTCTTGCGCCATTGTGTGTAAGTCATTTGCAGGTGCAGAACTTGCCGACTCGTTTACATTTTTCACAGATGTTGACGGTGACGACCATCCGAGATTGATCGGGCATCATCGTGCCGCCCGGCCTCGCTTTCCCTCTCGAATACTCCATGACACGTTTTGTTTTAAGCACCTGAGATTATCGCTTTCTCCTGGGGGGTCAGGGTCTTCCCCATGACCCCGGCAAACCGTTCTCTCTCGGTGATGAGTTGGGCAATGAGCCTCTCTGGGTATTTCTCGCCCAATTCTTGCAGCGCGCCATGGACGCTCTGCAGCGAGGCACCAAGTTTGGTGACTTCCATGTTGATTTTTTCTGCTTCGTTCTCCGGCAAGGGAAGATGCGGGATTATCCTGGTGTCGTAAGACGTAATCTCGGGGTGGGATTCGTAGGTCTCTAACATTCGAAGGATATATTCGTTCGCCAAAACCAAACCGTCTTTCCAGATTCGCCAGGAATTTTGGGTCGCGGAAACCAAATCTGAATACAGGAGTTTGAGAGCAACTCCCGAAACGAGGCCGAAGCCTTTTATCCTGTCGGGAGTGATGTCGGGGACCTCGCCTATCATGTGGGTAAGATTCTCAAGTCTGGTAAGAAAATCAGCCAAAGCGGTTTGATAGCTAAAGGAAGATTCCAAGACTTTGGCGTCCGCCGAATCCCCGGTGATGTTCCAGACGGCCCCCGGCGCGACTTTCAGATTCTTCTCCGCGTCGGGAGAAGCCCCCAACAAAACTTTTATCGCGAACTCGTTGAACTTCAACGAATCTGCCGCGTCTGATAAAGCGTGATTATACTGCTCGAAAAGTGGTATCAAATCTTTCAAGTACGAATTCCCGAACGGGTCACCGGTGAGCGAATCATTGGGAAACAAAACAACGGGGATGAAATCTATTCCCATGTTGGTCTGTTTATGTATCATTTCTTTTTCGTGCAAAGCAGTGTCGTAAGTGCCTTCGGTGAGATAACAATAAGTATTCCCGTCTTCACCCGGGAGAAGCTCCCACGTCTGTTTCCAGATTGTCTGCTCGTTATCGAGGTAAGAACAAAAATGAATCGTGGAGAAAGAATAAGGGTCGGTCACGTCGGGGATCGGAAAAACTTCTTGAGTCGGCGCGAACAGGAGCTTGATTCCCCCGTTGATATAAAGGATTCTGAGAGCGACGAGCCCGCCGATGAAATGGTCCTTGCCCGCTTCAATCAGCTTGTACTCGAAGCGGTTTTGTTTCCAGGTAGAATACAGAAGCTGTTCTCTCGCAGAGGCTGAATCGTTCGCCTTCTTTTGTTTGGGGCTCGGGACGTACCCGTCGGCCTCCATCTTTTCTGGAGCGTCGAAAGATTCCGCGGGACACTCGATATCAGGAGCCACCTCGAACATCCAGGAAGAGCGTTTTTTGACGAACCATCTCGCGAGGTTGACGGGCATGATCGTGGGCCTGTAATCCATCTTCGGATATGTCCACATCTGGCCGTCGATATTGTAAAAGTGATAATACCAATTGGCGTCGGTGACTCTTTCGAGTGCGGACTCGTTCAGGAATTGATATTGCGACCTCGGATAAACGCCCGCTATAATCCGCGATGCTAACGTATCATCAACGGCCGTGGCTTTGACGTTTTCCAGGCTGGCTATTTTCACGCTGGGGATCATCGAGCACCTCTCATTGAGCAGGAGGCAGTACCTATCTTGGTCTGGGAATAAAGCATGTATCTGAGCGCGTCCATTGCATGGTTGTTTCGGTCTATTGGTCTATCTTTGCGAATCTTGCCGAAGTCGTCCTCTTCGTATGCATATTGCTCAAACTCGTTTATCGTGTTCGGGCAAGCGTTGAAGTCTATCCGAAACAAACCCCTGTCTATCATCCGATTGACCGTCGCGATCCCGGGGTCGATTTCCTTATGACCCTTTCTCGCATCCAAACCGGCGTTTCGGAAAGCCTGGAGGTATTCCGGTCTTGCGGAGTCGCAGAAAAACGTCCTGACGTTGTATTTCGATTTGAAGTCGAGTGCGACTTCTATCAGGTCGTCGATATGGACTTTCGGTTTGTAGAACTCATCGACCTGATGAATCCGACCCTCGTTGACCCTCCCGACTACTATCACGTTGGGGTCTGTCCAGCCCCAGTCAACCCCGGCGATGGAATAGTCCCCGACGGCTTCTTCTGCGGGAGCGTGGTGAGTTTCCAACTTGACGCCGGGATAGACAAGGCCTTCCCAGCCTACGAATTCGCCGTAGAACTCTTGAGCAAGGAACGAACCGGAGTATGATTCTTTGAGACTGTTGATATAGTCACGCGTCAGGTGACTATTCTCATCCGTTGCCCCGGTCCAGAATTCAAAGTTGTTTCTCGGTCGACGGGCGAACTCTTCCCAAATCCAGTTTCTTCCCTTGGGGGTTGTCGTGATCCAACCCTTCTCCGGGGGTTTGCGGAGACGACCTATCATGATGTTCCACACCGTCTGAGAGACCTTTGAAGCCTCGTCGATATAGAACCAACCGAGATTCGGGCCCCTTAAGTCTTTGGGGCGTTCACAGGAGCGGAAATAGATTCGACTACCGTTCTTACAGGTCGCCACCATCGATTGTTTGTTCATCGTGAAGTTCTCGTCCCAGCCCCCCGGCATCCCGAGGCTCTCCCAGAGTTCTTCCTGAATCATCGGAAGTACGAAGTCCTCCAGGTTCCGATATGTCGAGGCTACTATCACCCCCGACGATTTCGGATACAGGAAGACCGTCCTCAGAGCCTCCAGGCAACCGGAGAATGTCTTGCCCGCTCCCAGGCCGCATATCATCGCCCTGTATCGGGAATTCCCCTCGTGGAACTGATGTTGGGTTGGCGATAATCCCAGCCTTAGATTCATCGTAGAGTTCAATTCTGACTGTGGTGTTACCGCCACGATTCTGGCCTTTCCCGTACTGGTCGAAGGTGTTTATCTTGTCCACCAAAATCCCGACCGTGATTATCTTGTCGCGGGGCTTCATCGTCCCGGCTTCCAAATCCTGTTTCAACGAAGCTATAAGTCCATGAACGAAGGGCCAGGCGGCTTCACCGAATCTCTTCACTTGCCCTTTCCGCATCTCGGAGAGCTCGACGAAGAGTTCGGGCGGGTCCTCCATGTCCCGATACCGGACAACGGTGCGACGAGAAAGGCCGGTCATGCGTGAAATCTGGGAGTCGTTCTTCCCCATGGTGGCGAGGGTCTTGACCTGCTCGACTTTGGCGGGGTCTATCTCAGGTGGCATCTAGAACATTCCTTGCTGCGCGCCATTAGTCGTGCAACCTTTTCGTCTTTCGGCTTTCCCTGCGTTCTGCCCGTGTCAGTGGTAGATACAACTCGAAACTGGCATCGCAACTCGGGCAGTTGCAAAAGTGGCGCAAGACATTGTCCCCGCGACAGATGGGTTTCGGTTCCGAAACGCCGACCACCGTCTGACACGCCGGGCAGGTGTATATCATCTTCATCATTAGTTACCCTCGCGGTAGCAGGGCAGGTGTCCCGTGGCGTTTTTTCCTCGCGTAATGGTCATCCACTTGTCGCAGGTGCCATGAAAGTCAGCGCACCCTTCGCAGGAGTTCCCCTCGCGGTAGCAGATAAGACGCCTATCTCCTCTGTAGCGACCGCGAATGCCGCATTCCTTGTCAGCGCACCCTTCGCAAGGGGAGAGGGGCTTTGGCCCCGCATCCTTACAGTCGGGAACCTTGCCTGTGCCGTGGCAGGTGGGGCAAGGCTTGGCGTACATGACCCCTACCACTTTGCCATCAGGCACTGACTTTCGACCTCCGCAGGTCAGACGGCGGTTGTCAGCCTTCACTTCTTTCATGGTTCCTCCCCGAGTTAAAACATTCCCTGTTGCGCTCCGTCGGTCGTTCGTCTCTAACAAATATCGCAGTAATGAGAATCTTGCTCAATCAGAATGAACTCCCGCCCGCTCTGTATCGCCGCGACTCCCGTTGTCCCACTTCCCGCGAAGCAATCGAGGACTGTCTGACCGGGACGGGTGACAAGGCGTATCAGCCACTCGATAAGGTCGGTAGGCTTTAGAGTCGGGTGGTCGTTGTAGTCTTGGCGATCGGTGGCCTTTGAGGTGTAGAAGAAACGAGATGCGCCACCCGTGTCATACGTTGGAGCCGCGCCTGTCCCAGCATGATTGCCGAAGACATCGTTACCCGACTCGCCCTTACCATCGCGGGGACTATTGAACCATCGAGTCAAGTCCCCACTCTGCTCGTCCAGTAGCCTTACCGGACAATCTTCGACGCACTCCCACGCGGAGATGGTTTCGTATCCGTCGGGGTCGGCATAGTTCCACATGGGGCTTTTGCCCCCACCTTTGAAAATATTGCCACGTTCTGGTTTGCCACCACCCGCCTTCACCCGCTTCGTCCCTACCTCGCGGCAGTCGGGGGTGTGGGAGAGGAGAAGATTCGCGGGATAGCGGCCCTTGCCATGCGTTGCTATCAACTTGTCAGACGCGAGAAAGTTCTGTCCTGTATTCGTTTTCTTATGAGTCTGGTTCTTCTCAAAGTTGCAACGGGCTTTCTCAAGTTCTTCACTGTCCGTCCCCACCCGGCACTCATCCACGTTCACCGCGCCTGTCCCGTACTTGAGCACGTTATCTATCCACGCGCCTTCAGGGGGTTTGACGGCCCAGATTATGGGCTCGAAGCTGGGTTTAATCCCCCCGATTTTGTAGCCGTCCCAGTGGCGGGCGAGGTCGGAGGCGGGGAGGGTGATGTCCCACTCTTCTCGATAACCCGCTTCTCCAAGATTCTCAAGGTGGATTTTACTATTGGACTTCCCAACAACCCCCCGCTCTGCTCCTGTGCGTTCAATTAAAGGCAACCACTCTTCTGACAGACCAAGGCGTTCACTTAGGATATGCCAATCTTTTAGAGTCGGGACGGTGGCAAACCCCAGTGAATCACTCTCAAAATGCTCGCTTTTCCTCGCAGAACCCAACCATTCGTTAATCTGCTTGTGACTGTATCCCAGTGCTTCTCGGCGTTCTTTGATATGCTTCCCCAGCGCGAATCTATCCTCGAACCTCCGCCCGTTGCGCTTGTCTATCATCTTGCCGAGGTCCTGCGCTTTCGGGAATCCTTGTCCATAGAGCCACATCAGGCAGTCTTTGATGACAAATCCAGCGTCCTCTAAGCCGCAGGTGAGACGATGAAAGGTTCTCGTTCCGCCGAATGATAGGAGACTGCCACCGGGCTTGAGGACTCTGAGGGCTTCGGAGGCCCACTGAGTGACCCAGGCTTGGAAGCTTGCACCAGCTACATACTGCGGTCGGGGGACAAGAGCCGAGTTGCAAGTAGTCTTGCTTCTGCTCTTCCCGTCAGACCCAACATATCCCCCCGGCTTCTGCGCTTCTGGTTGATTCCAAAGTTTGTGAGGCGCGTCCCACTCCTTACCCATAAACTCAAGGCCATAGGGCGGGTCGGTGACGATAGCGTCGATTGAGGATGGCTCCATCTCAGACATGGCAAGGATGCAGTCAGCGTGGATTATCATTGGCCTCCGAATTGAGATTGAGAGAAAATCTGTGGGGGTGCTGAGTTCGCACGTTCAAGAACTGACCGTAAATCTGACCTCACGAATCGCTCATCACTTCTCATCCAACTTCATTACCCAAAACTCGACCTTTTGCCAACATTGTTGATAAACGGGAGTACCCTCTGTAAATTCAGTCTTTCGACTTTCTCTCAACCATTCCAACACCCTCTTGAATTGACAGTTGGATGGTAATTCTTCTACGGTTCTCTCATCTTCCCATACGCCTAGACCGCAGGTTCTAGCATCGCCGTCCTCAGAAAGACAGGGGCAAAGCCACTCGTAAAAATAATTATCGCCGTCCCATCCCTCATCACATACGCTCATGGCATCCTCCCCTGGGTTACTCCACGGCCGTGAAAGTGCTATTCTGAGAACTAGAGTGAACTATTGTTAACTGTTGAGATGGCAAGAACTGGCAAGAAGGCCCTTTGGGTGGGCAGGTTTCTGAGATGGACAAGGCCCTTTAGGTGAGCGAGGTCGAAAGGAGTGAGGATTTGTCTAATACAAACCACCATTTGTATAACCCCCCACTCCCTCGAACTAGGTTTACATAATGTATATTACCGGACATCCGCACAACTGCGATATTCCGCGTCCTTGAGCCATCCGTTGGGGTTCTGCAGCTGGGAGCGTCGTTATGGATGAGGGGTCGTTATGATAAGTGGACAATAATGTTATCTATTACAAGCCATCATTTGTAGAGGGCAAGCAGGCAGGCTTTGGACTGCTTCTCCCGAATGAATACGCCCGGCTTAGTGTGCATATCATGTGCTTCTCTTATCATACTCATAAGGATTGCTTATGATACATCCACTGTTCTACATCCTGACGTACTTCTGTTCTCTCCAGTCCTTACCCATTCGTTCTGTCATGATCCTGTCTACCTCTGCCCATGCTTGCTCTATGCGTTCCCGTACTGCCAGGGGTAGCGTCTCTATCGCCACTGTTGCCTCTATCGTTCCCAAGTGTGTCATGCTGCTCCTGCCCTCCACGTGCGGCCTAGTCCCCTGGCCTCGATGTGTGGTATTCCAGGTTCCCCCCATTCTGTTAGACCAGAACCGCCCGATATACTCACCCACCACTTGGGTGGTTCACCCAATGGCCTTGTCTTGGCGGCTTCGGTTAAGACCTTGCGCTTGCGTCCCAAGTAGTTTTGGTGCATTACCTGCGCCCGTCTCTTCTTCTTGCACTCTGGGTCATTGCACAACTTGGACTTGCGGACCCTACCCTCTATAGGCCGATGACATATAACGCACTTCCTTATGTACTGACCTATCCCACCACACTTCTCGCACTCTCCAACGGCGGTACTGTAAACGCATTCATCGACACACCAAGACTCCCTCTCGCCTTCGTCATGGCAACGTCCGCAGTACATCGCTTCACGACCGCACTCGGTAGTGGCATACCCATCCTCGATAGTATCCTCTTTGGCTGAGTGAAGCCTACCACCCTTACCCACGATACATTCCATGCTTCTCATCCTCCCCGGGTTGCGTGTCCTCAGTATCCCTTCACGACGAGCCTTGCCTCTAGTACGCGCTCTGTGAGTCCATGCTTCTCAGCAAATGAATCCCTGCCCAGTGTGTGCCATGAGTCGCCCGTGAGATTGTGATGCTCTCCGCACGTATGGAACATATTGACCGGGACTCTGGCGTGCTCATTGCCCCATGCGCCGCGGGTGAATATCTCGTGGGTTTGCGTAGCGGCTCTCATGCAGCCTGGTACTTCGCACTTGTCGACCAAGGCCATCACGGTGCAATCTCTATCTTGACCACGAGCAACTGTTCACGAAGAAGAACGCTCTTGACCGCTTCTGCAAGTTGGGTGTCGTCGAAGGCGAGGGTTAACTTGCCTCCGTTGCCGTTGCCCGATACTTTCAGAGCCGACGCCGTATCGTCGATCATGGCAAGGAAAGAGATTGAATCCATGTGACTCCGAGAGTTGATGGTTAACAGAAGTAACACAAATCATTCATGTGAATGAATATTATGCAGCCCCGTCAGGGGAGGCTAACGGGGCCTGGGGAGGTGATCGTCGCCTATGTTTCGTGACCCGACGACGGCTGGGTCAAAAGGTCTATTTCGCAGAAATGGGGCAGGACTCCCTATCCTCTCGGCACCACTCGGGGCAATCCACACAGCGGTCAAGGCCCGTGATTTCACAAACGGGTTCGGGAGAATCTCTAAGTTCGTCCCAGTTGATGTCTAGTGCGTAGTCCTGCTCCATCCGCAAATAAGCATTGATGCCAGTCATGCTATTCGCCTCCCCGGGAAATACACAGCGGAGTTCGCGCCGGGTACTTCGACATTAGCATTGGTGGGGGTACCTCCGTCTTGGGTAACATCGATACCCTGTTCCCAGTCCTTCCAATGCAAACGCTCCTCTTCCTTGCAGAAGTGGCAATCGTCGGGAAAGCGATTTCGGAGGTCGGGACGGGCGTTGTGTACAAGGTCTGGAAAGCGCACCCATGTACTTTTCGCACCACAAAGCGGACAGCGTGGTTCCATGATTCCTCCCCAGGAATAGAAGAACGCCCCCGAGGTGAGGGCATAAAAAAACCGCCTGAGTGGCGGTATCGGGGGTTGGAGAAGTTTACTTCTCCCTCCCCCCCTAGGGTAACATATTTCTGTCAAGTCGTCAAATCCATTCGGGGATTATGCTTTCTTCACTTCCATGATGCAGAGGATGCAATGCCCGCTATCCGCGTCTGGCGCGGGTTCGTAGAGAAGGCCGCACCGGGTACACTTGCGCTCTTTCAACCAGATGGTTTCGCTCATCTCGTCGAGTCCGTCGGCGATTTCATGAAGGGATGGATCCACCCCGCGCAATAAATTCAATGCCCGGCGGGTGTCCCGGGGATCTGAGTACGCCGCTTGCTCGATGGCTTTGTAGACACGGCTCAAGTGCCGGAATCCAGTCTCATTGTTACAGTGACGATCCCGTATCCAACGACTGTCGCTGCCCCTTTCGAGTTGGGCGGCGTAGTCGTGAAGGGATGAGTTTACCTTGCGCAGCGGGCGGAGGGCTTGGCGGGTGGGGAGATTGTTGTCCTTACCGCTGCCCTTCTCGCGGCGAAAGACGACATACGGGTCTTTGGGCCATGGGCTAGATAGGGCGGCTTGCTCAATCGCCTTGTATATCTTGCTCAAGTGCCGGAATCCAGTCTGATTCTCTTGACCGTATGTGTTACTCAAACCATTGCCTCCCTTTGGCGATTCGCATACCATTTGCGCCGATACGCCAACTCTGATTCGTGCTGGCACTTGTTACAGCGGTGTGCGTTATTGCCCTTCAAAACGGGTGCGCCACATTTGCATCTCTTCTGAACATGGGGCATCCCGAATCGCTGCATCCCGACGCGGCTTTTGAAGCGACTGGCAATCTTGCTGCATTCGGGACACCAGCGGTAGAATGTTCCATTGCCACCGACGGGGATATCACACGCATCGCAGAAGCCGGGAGTGGGGCTGTCGTCGGCAAGGGCGAGCACCACCATGTCCTCGCGAGAGAGAAGGCGTGGAGGGTCCAGTTGCTCTTCACGCTTCACAATGTACTCCATGACGTCTATCAATCTTCCTCCTCAAAGAAACGCACTTTTTTCGTCTGTAAGCCTCGCAAATTCCGCACCCCTTACTCCGGTACTCGCCAGCTCTCTACGTCGATTCTGAGTGTTCTTTCACAGTGTTGGGCCTTGCTTCACGATATTTCTGTAGCGCATCAGTGTTGCCACCCTGACCGGCTCGCGCTGGATTCCTGCCCATGCGATACGGGTGCAGGGCGCAGGCTCCATCTGGGCAGTCGGTGACTAGAACCTGTTGACCACAGGTGCAATCGAGGCAAAAGTATCGAATCGACCTGAGTGGTGTGCGCTTATCAGGATAGTTGGGGCGGTTATAGTCGCTCATTCTTCCTCCCTTTCATCGCTCCATAGAATCCAATCCATCGTCGCGGCTGCCGCGAAACAACAAGCACAGAATGCCCACGGTGCCGCCAGCCACCCTGGTCGCGCTATCAGGGTGAGCGCGATGAACACGGGAACCAAAAGCGTGGTCAGAATCAAAATCAAGAGTTTCAATAGTCCGGCCCCCATTCGATTCGCTCGACCTCGAAGCGCCTGGGGTCAATGTCTGCCTCGATAAACTGCTCAGCCGTACCGCGAAACACCGGGATGTCCAATTCGCCCGCTTTCTCGCACTCACGGTCAGCGCCCCAAGACTCGCCGGGGAGACGGATGAGCATGTGACAGTGGTCAACCATTCTCAGTGTTCGCTCGTACCAATATTTCTCATCATGTGGGGAGATGATGTCGTCGATGAGGCTAAGGTGTGGCTCGTAGACATCGTATCCCGCCTCATAGAGCAAATTACCAGCTAGAGATGCGGCCCTGGTGCCATGAGTAGGGCTTGCGCTGTATGGCCCGGCGATGAAAACGAGAAAGCGTTTCACTCGACGCCACGCTCCCTCAGATACTCCAGCCAGTAACCCATAATGTTGAAGAGCAAACCTCCAAGAGCTTCGTCTATCCCGTCTCTCGAGGCATGTCCGCGGTGCTCTTTCCAAAGGTCGATGAGGTGCCGCCAAGCCGATTTGATGTAGACGTTCTTTGGCTGCCCGAGCTGCCAGTTGTCGCTATCCCTCAAGTTGCCATCGGCCTGGACGCGGTGGCGTTGCATGTAGTCGCCATAAGCCTCGATCACGAGCGGCGAGAGGAAGCCTTCGAAGTCTGGCTTGCCATCTTCGGTGTCCCGAGTCGCGCCAGTGGCGAAAGTTCTAATTGGGGGTCCTTGAGATTCAGTCCACGTGAGCGGCGTCTTCCATGTGCGAGAGTTGCCGGGGATGCCGGGGATGGGCTGTCGCTGATAACAAGCGTTTAGATCGTCTATCGGCACATCGTCTACGGGCCAAGGGTTCTTCAGTTGTCGCTTATCGCCCAATGTTCTGCACCTCCTTCGTGAATCAGGATCACCATGCCGTTCTCAGCGTAGGCTGTGAGTGGTGTCATTACATTCCCCTTCCCTTGCCAGGAATAAAGTGGTCGCCGCCGCAGTCGGGGCAATCCACATACTCGATAACCCTCGAAGGTGGAATCATCGTTGGGACGTCCCCTTCACCGTGGCAGGTGGGGCATTCCATCCCCCACGTTCCTGGCCATCGGCCACACCCTCCGCAGGTCGGGCAGGGCTTGTCCCTTGAGAAATCCACTGAATATTCCACGTGGTCAATGTAGTCGCTGGTGTAATAGTTCCCCGCCAGCACAGCCTCGAGGATGTCGAGAATCGTGTCGTCAGTGACAAGGAACAGGGCCTCTCGCAAGCGTCGAATCCGTTGTGTCTGACCCTCACTCATCACGCAACGCCTCCTTGCACTCCATCTCACAGCACTCCACACACTCAAGGCAAAGATAAAGCGGGACGTAGGGTTTACCGACAAACAGTTTGTAGCCCTCAGTTATGGGGTCACGGCAAGAGTCACAATGCACAGGACAGTTCTCAAACGCGATAATCTCTATGCTGTCGCTGTAGTTGTGTCTCGCGGGGTATTTGCCCCTGTAATGGAGGGTTTCCAAGTAGTTGAGTCGCTGTTCCACTTCGCCAAAAGAATCGGCATAGTGATCATAGGAGTCTTTCGTCTCGACCTCGACCGTCTCCTCAAGCGCGGTGATACGCTTATCCCTATTCCTTCCATGATCGTAGAGGTTGCAGATCAATCTCTTGACCTCGTGTGCTTCCTCGGTAGAAGGCACGTTGCAGGTGCCGCCACCGGCTTTCTTAACCCATGTCGTGTTGATCATTGTCCTGTTGTAAACTTCATCCGTGTTCATTTGTTTCATCTCTCCACCCCACTTGCTCGTATCAACGCTCTTGCAAAGTGCGCTATGACGCTTGTCGTCACAGCGTTCCCGCACATCTTGTAGCGTTGCGTGTCGCTTATCTCCACCTCGTTGCCGTTGTCGTCTATGCCCTTCGCGGTCCAGTTGTCGGGGAAGGCCTGGAGGCGTTCTGTTTCGAGGGGGGTTAGTCTGCGGATACCTGATACCAGTTGATTCCTCAAGGTTTCGCAGGTTCTCACGGGTGCGGCGATTTCAGATTCGATGTACTTCTGCCTGAAACTATCTCGCCACATTATCCTTGCCCCATATAGTTGCTCACTGTCTCGAGCTGCGCTTCCGAAAGAAAGTATTTCGGGTCTACGTTCTCCTCCAAGATGTCCGACAACGAATAGGCGTTCCCGGTTCTGGGGTACCCCAAAGTCCTTACTGTTAAGACAGACCCACTGGCAGTCATACCCCATTTGTGCAATCTGCCCGATGATGTTGGCAAAGGCTTTTCCTCCGTCGATTGATAGAAGTCCAGGCACGTTTTCAGCGAGAAAATAGCGAGGTCTTTTTTCCGCAATGAGGTCAAGTGTGTAGAGGAAAAGGTTTCCGCGATCGCCTTCGAGTCCTGCCCTTCTCCCAGCCACCGAAAAATCCTGGCAAGGAGCTCCAAAGGTCCAGAGGTCGGCGTCTGGTATGTCTCCGGGGGGAACATCTCTAATGTCTCGCCCGTCGATGTCTCCGAAGTGGCATCTGTAGACGCTTCGGGCGTACTTGTCGTTCTCGTTGGCGAACACGCAATCAAATCGACCGGATGTTTCTTGTCGAAGCCGTGGGGGCCGTGACACCCCGACCTGAGAGGACGCGCAATCTGTGGCGTTCTCAAGCCCGACTCTGAATCCCCCGATTCCCGCGAAGAGTTCGACATACCTCAATCTTCCCTCCGTATCAATCGCTCAATCGCCATAGAGAGGGTCACGGTGGCGAGGGCGACAAGAGTCAAAATCTCTAGGCTCATCTCTCCACCCCTTTGCCTTCTCCCAAGTCTTTTGCCAGTTCCCGCAACTGCTTTGCCATATCAGGGTTGGGATTCGTCGGTTGCACGGTTCTCTTGAGGACCGTCTTCTCGCGGCGTTGAAGGGCTTCCCTGGACCGTCGCGCATTGTCTTCGGCAACCGTCGCTTTCTCTGCCCACTCCTCCCAATGGCGACCAGGGCCGAGAAACCTCGCGGGTTGCATGAGGTACTTGATGTCGTCGTCGGCTTTCGCCCGCTGGTATTCCTTCAGTCCCGAGAGGATGGTGACGAGGGGAACACCCTTCTTGCGGAGGGCGACAAAGAGACGGAGTGTGTCGGCTTTGGTTTCCTTCTTCCTGACCGGGGGCCAGAAGACGTTTTCAAATTCATCCACAAGTGCGGCGTCAGCCGCATGACCTTTCCGAGTAGGACTAGAACCTAAACCAAGACCAAGACTGTGGCTGGCATTGGAATCCATTGGAATCCAGACCCCATCTTCGGTAGGTTCGGGACAGGTAATCGTCTTGGGTCTGTCACCCTTGATAGTCTGGAAGGTGTCGAAGTTGGTCACCTGAAGGTAGTCGTTGCCATTGTCAGAATAGAGGACTATCAGCTCTTCATTATGAAGTTCTTCCAGCCAGCCTCGCAGTTGCTTGACTGATACCCGCTTGCCCTTCTTGCCGAGAGGGATAACGACGGCTCTCAATTCTTCGAGGTCTGCTGTCAATCTGCCGACGTCGTCAGCTTGTGGGATGATTCGAAGATAGATAACCTCTGCGGCCCAGGAGACTGCCGCCGCCTTCTTGCTTAGTGATATGCGCGTCGAGATCATGCGCCGTCTCGCGCCTGGGATTCGTTCAGCCATTCTCGTTCCCTTCCCATTCGATTCCTCGTATCTTGCGGTTAACGATCCCGCAGAAATAGCGGAATAGTTTGTCATCATCGGCGTTCCAGAACGGCTTTGTCTGAAAAGCGATCGCCATAGATTCACGAATCGTCCAGTAATCAGTCTTGTGGAGGAAGGCGCGGAGGGATGCCAGCCGCACCTCGCCGAAGGTGTATTCATCATCACAACCCAAGTCGTGCCACCAGTAGTTATCGAGAAGTTCAACGTATTCATCAATCATGGATTCGATCTCGGTCAGGTGTTCGTAATATGCCTTTAGTTGTTGGAGGCGTTCTTTGGTAACGGCGAAGTCTGGTTCCTTGAGAGATGCTTCCTGGTTCTGGCCGAGAGGATGCTTGCTCTTGCCGCGGTTGCAGTCAAAGCAGGAAGTGACAAGATTGGCGGCTTCGTTGCCACCGCCCTCCACAACTGGGATAACGTGGTCGATTTCGAGGACGACTCCTGGTGGCTTCTTGCCACAATACCGGCAGGTGAAATCATCGCGCTTGAAGATTTCGAAGCGTAGTATCTTGGATAGACTCATGGGGCAACCTCCACACAAAAACTGCCCCCCGAGTTGACAAAGAAAGGACTCGCCGCAAGGCTTGCCTTTTCGCTCAAGGGGCAGTAATTTGATATGTGGTTGTAAAAAAAACCCTGCGACATCGAGTACCTTTCTTTGTCTGAGGTCATTATACCACACCCCACCGACACCATCAAACGGCTTCTTCGAGTTGAAATAACCGGGGCTGGAACTCGGGCCATGTGTGCTGCAAACACTCCTCCAAATCGTCTATCCGTTCTCTTGCCGCCACCAGGAGCTTGATCTCATGCGCGATGACGTGGTGATACTCGATCGGGTCATCGCACAGCCACAGGCCCCGCTGGTCAGAGAGAATCGGGAACTCGCGCTCAAGTGACTTGCGGGAATATTGCAAATCTCTGCGGGTGCACTTAAGCAGGTCGCGGAGTTCTTTCGTGGACTGAGGTTTGTCTGTGAGTGCGCTGAGGAGGGCGAGGTCTATCAAGAGTCCTCCCCCCTGAACTTGCGTAGGCTTCGGGTTATCTCGTTCTCCAAAGCAGCGTCCCAAGGGTCTGCCGCTTCGAGACGATGCTGTTCTTCAGCCGCTTCTTTCTCGCCAGCGCAACGTCCATCGTCGGCGTAGAACTTCTCATCGATGGGAAGTCCGTCGTCGTCGTGACCCATGTTGGAAGTGATGACCTCGCCTTCGGCGAAGGCCTTGTCGATGAAGTGACCCTTGAGTTCCCGTATCATCCGACATCCATCTTCGCAATCGCGGCCTTCACCGTGTCGATAACCTTAGACAGTGTCGATTGATTCATGTGGAAGAGCTCGTCGTCGTAACCCGTGGACTCGTCGAAGCCATTTTTCTTCAGCCATTCCGCAATCGAAAAACAGTTCTGCTCTCTGCGGACTTCGGTGACATCGGGCGTCTCGCCGTTCTCGGGCGCGATTGCGATAGGCCCGTCAGAATCGCGAAGCTTGAAGAACAGACCGCGGGCGAGTCCGAGAGACTTGGAGGACGCGCCGCCGGGGGTCCTCTCTTCCTTCTCCGGGGCAGGGCCGTCTGAGGGCGTGGGCGTGTTACCGACGGCTTGCGCGGGCTTGCGCTGAGTCTGCTTCGCCGTTGCTTCGGCTCCGTCGTCATCCTCCCCCGAGATGCCCAGAAATGCCGTGAGGGAATATCGCTTCAGGTAGGTGACGAGTGAACCGTTGGCTTGCGCTCCGTTGGCGATGGGAAGTGAGAGCCAGGAAGATTCCCTCTTTTGGCTCGAAGTGTGTTCAAGGATGGTCTTGACTCCGATGGTCCATCTTCCATCCTCGTCACGTTTGGTCACGGTATCCTGTTGGATTCCGAAGCCGTGTTTTAGAGCAATCGGCTTGACATGCGCGAGGATTTTGTCGAGTTCGGGATAGGTATAGCTGTACGTCCCCGCATCGGCCTCGCCGGTTCTTTTGGGATTCTCCAGCGCGCCCAGGAACTTGACCAATGACTGCGAAATGGTATCTTCCTCTGCCATCTAGACCGCCTCCTCCTCGGACTCGCGCCCTTTCAGCCCGCGGTGCTCTTGCCATTTCTCCACCCTCTGCCGTGAACCGTGGCAAGCCGACGGCGTGCAGTTGTAGAGGATGTCGGCAATGTCGAAAACTGCATGCTGATTTAGATCGTCCGCGAACATGCAAGCCTCCATCAGATCGTTCTCGAAGACGGCCGTTAAGAAGCTCCCGGCGGGTCGCCCTTCGGCGACGTATGCGACTATCCCATCCCAATCGTGTTCGGGAACTGCGCTGCCTATCAGCGCATCCGACAGGTCAGCGTCCAACAGGTCATCGTCATCTATTCCTTTCATCGCTCCCCCTTTTCACATAAACAAGCCGCCCCTGTAGGACGGCTATCATCAGTCGCAAATAAAAGATGTGGTTACCTCCGTCATGGCCCGCGTGTCGTCGTCAGAAGTAACTGCGCTTCCCGCAACGCTAGGAACGCCCTGACCGTCAAGCGTTCTATCTCCTGGGCACACGCTTGCGCTTCCAGTTGCAGGTCCGATATGCGCTTTTTTCGTTTCGTCTCTTGGTCGTTCATGATGCCTCGCGATGGCTGGCCCCATGACCTCGTTAACAAAAGCTATTACGTTGTGAGCAGGTGGGTGATTCAAGCCGCTCCCTTAAATGCGTCGCGTGCGGCGTGATACTCAACGGTTGCGTTATATGCGTCGGTGTCCTCGTAAACCTGCACAGTGCGAAGCACCGCGCCGTCGTCAGTCATCATCGTGTAATGGTCGTCACACAGGTTCGCGTGATACGGTACCGTGCGCCCGTCGTAACGTAGGATAGTGCCGCGCACCTCGCAGGATGCTTCAACCTTATTCTCGCCGCGCAAGCAGCTACCGCAGTATGGCGTGACGCGCTTCGGTTTCTTCGGCTTCGGTGTTGTGGTGGTGCCTTGCATAACCTCTCCCCCCGGGCTTGCGCCCTTTTGAACACTTTACAAGTTAAGTATACGGCCATGCACTTATCGTGTCAAATCTTTTCTTTGGAAAGTTTGACAAGACAAGCCGGGATTGTGCCAAACTCCAATTATGGAAGAGGCAAAGATATGGCTGGAAAGAATCGACGAGGAGCTTCGCTCCCGTGGTATGAATCGGAGTACGCTGTCCCTCATCAGCGGCATGAGCGAGGGTGCGATTTCACTCTGGTTCTCGGGAAAGCGTGTTCCCGGCAAGCGGTCGAGAGATGATATCGAGCGGGCCCTCGGGCTTTCCCTCGCTCCCGTCGGAGAATGCCCGGATGTGGCATTGCAAAACGCGCTATTCAACCATCCCGACATCACTCATGAACAGGCTGAACATGAGTGGTTAAGCTTGCGAATGCTGATAGACTACAATAAGCGGCAGCGGCGATAGTCTATCCCATTTACTTACAATCGGCCAGCCGTGGTATACTATATGGGAGTCTACCCGGGGAGGAGAAATGGCGACCTACGGCTATATCCGAGTGTCGAAGTACCGACCTGAAAAGGACGGGCTCTCGCCTGAAATCCAGACAGCCGCCATCGAGAATCATTGTACCAAAGAGTCAGAGGTCCTGACACAGATATACTCTGACGAGGACCGCTCCGGGAAGGCGGGCAAGAAACGCGAAGCCTGGGACGAACTATGGGAGAGACTTCAGTCCGGCGACAAGGTTATCGCGTTCAAGATGACCCGCGTCGGCAGGAATACTATCGAATCCCTGACCCGCCTCGAACTCCTCTCAAAGAGAGGCGTCGACGTGGTAACGCTCGACGGGAAGTATGACACCCGGTCGTCTATCGGGAAGGTTATCACCGGCGTCCTGTGTCTCTTTGCGGAGTTCGAGAACGACCAGCGGTCAGAATGGATTAAGGCTTCTCATAATCAGATAGCCAAGCGCGGTAGCTGGCCCGGGGGTCGTCTACCCTACGGATACCGATTCGACGAGAACCACTCAATCGAAATAGAAGAGGAGAAGGCCAGCATCGTCAGGGAGATATTCGACCTGACCGCCCGGGGCAACGGGCAGACGTTCATCGTCAAGGAACTTCTGAGGCGAGGAGTCACAAGCCCCAACGGTAACGGACGGTGGCAGATACGAACCGTCTCCGTGATACTCCGCAATCACGCCTATGTCGGCGAGAGGGAATATCAAGGAAAGGTCTACACCGCTGATATCCCTCCGATTGTCGACCGTGAGACATGGGACAGGGTGAGGGCGATAGAAGTCAAACTCCCCACACCCTCCCGCCCGCGATACCTTCTCAGCGGGATTCTCACCTGTTCTCTGTGTGGGGGGGACATGGTACACAAGCCGAGGGTCAACGGCACGGCTCCTCAGTATGAATGTCTCAGCCGCAAAGTCTGGGGCGATTGTAAGGGCGTGGGTATCACAGACCATATCGCCGAGCGCGCAGTTCTCGATTCACTCTTCGCCCACATCGATTCAGGAGGCTATTCCGAAGCTGTCGACGCCTACGAATTCCAGGAAAAACGGGCTCCCGAACTTCGCTCTTTGCGCTCAAGTCTTACGAAAGTGGAGGGCAAACGCGTTAGATTACTCCACCTCTACACTGAGGGGCGTATCGAGATAGCCGAATATGACGCGCAAGTGGAGCCGTTGAACGCGCAAGCTCGGGAACTGGAATCACAGATAGAACGAGCGGAAGCGGGAGTCAGATTGCCTCCGGTATGGAAAGGCGATATCAGAACGGACTGGGAAGTTCTGACATTGGACGAGCAACGTCACGCGCTGAGATTGTTTGCCGAGAAGATTGAGGTTGCGAGTGGCGGTCGGGGGCCGGGAAGAGTCAGTATTACATGGAGATAGTTACTTCCGTGCGCGGGTTGTCGCGGTCAACCAATAGTGCCACGCAGCCCCAGGTGATCTGTTCGGGGGAGTCGTCGGGGAGAAAGCCACAGCGGACTAACGAATCCTGCAGTATCTTCTTGAGGCCATACTCGAAGTTATCAGCGTCTCTCTTGCGGCTCGTCGAGAAGTAGACCGTCGCTGAGATTATGCAGGCGTCCATGTTTGGGAGTCCCGCCTCTTTGCCCAACGCCCAGACCATCCTATCCCACTCATCTAATATCAACTTGCGTTGCGCCCAGTGAGTGCGGAGTAGGACGTTGCCGGAGGCGGGGACGGCGGGGATTGTCAACTTATAGTTGACGGTGGGTTGAGGTGTCTGCAAGAAAACCCCCGGTTGCTAGGGTTGGAATGTGTACACAATCGTAGCCACATTCGGGTCATGCACTATTTATCGCGCATTTGACCTTATTACAGGAATGCGGGAATACTGCATTAATGTAATGCATATTCTGCACAAGGTGAGTGATCCGGTAACCTTACGCGTAAGTAAGGTAATCCGTATCTACGATTTCGGGGGGATTTCGTTCATAGCATCAAATCTCTGACGTCGAGAGTGTACTCGTTCAGCCGCTTCCCGCCCTTGGACGTAGGCTTGAACGGGTTAATCTCCACGAACACGGCCCCCAGGTCGACGGGCTTGTACTCCGCGACTTCACTATATCCCGTCACGCCCTCTTCGAGCGTCTTGAGAAAACTCCCGCACTCGGCGAGGATTATCTTGCGCTCTTGGAGTTTCGGCTTCCCGCTATTCTCGAACCCCACTCCAACGGCGGTATCCCTGTCAGTGACCTTGTGATGAGCGTGTCCCCTAGCGTAGATGTCACAACCCTCGACCACGCTTTCCTGAGCCTCAAGTTTGTTCAACTTCGCGCCTCTGCTTCTCCCGCCACCCGAACCGTGGTGAGCGTGAATCAATACGCGCTTCACGGGGTTCTTTCCCTGGTAACAGAATGACCACGCGATGATACAGGAGTATCCGCCGTAGGGTATCTTGAGGTCGCGCACGAGGTTGCGAGTGATTGAGACGTCGTCCTTGAGTTCAAAGGTTCTCTCGTGGTTGCCCATCATCACCGCGAGAATCTTGTCCTGCTCTGCCAAGGGTCGGAGGAGTTCGCGGACGTAGTATTCCTGGTTGCCGATGAGGTTGCCAAGGTCGGAGGAAAACTTGGGATGAATCGCGGTGGAGTCGGAGCGGCGGTCTTTCTTATTGATACACTCCGCCAAGTCTCCGAGAAGCAGGACGTAACCGTCGGGGTCTTTCTCGATATGCTTTATCGTCGCTTCGAGCAGTTCGTGGTCGCACCCCTTCGCGCCGACATGGAAGTCGCCGGTGACGTAGAGGCGTGAGAGGTGGTTGAATTTAGACACAGGCGTTCTTCGATGGAGAAGTTCGATAAGTACCTCCCGGGGTCTTACCAGCCGCGCTCGTCATCGGGCGCGAATGATAGTCTGTTTCTAAGGAACGTATCAGCCAGCATGACGCTGAGTATCCGCAAGTCGTCCTCGCGGGTCAGGTCACACTTCTCACGCCCCCTGACAAGTACATGCAGGACTTCGTGGCAGAGTGTTTCGAGTTGTTCTTCGGGTGGCATATCGCCGCAGATGAAGATAACGTAGTTCCCGAAGTCGGCCATGCCCGAGCAGTCGGTGATTCGAGAGTCGCCGCCTGGGATGACGCGCACTTCCCACGGGATAGACTGGATGATGAAGTCGTCGCGTTCAAGTCTCATCTTCATCCTCCAACTCCACGTCAATTAGATTGTCGTCGTCGCTCAGCATCTCTTCGAGGCATGCTTCCTCATTCGCCGTCATTCGCAGGCCGTAGAGCCCGTCAGCGAATATCTTAAGAGCATTGACGAAGATTGCCCTTCGAGCGGCCTTGTACGTTGAGCGGTCCATCAGACTGGCGTGTCAGTAGGAGTGGACAGGAGTATCAGGTCCTGTACGGGATCGGGGACGATAGTACTCGCCGTGGGGACGGTTTCAACGGATGTTGAAACATCGGTAGGGCGCGGCAGTCCGAGTCCACCGATGCCCACGCCTATCAAGCCAGAGCCAGTAGCGGACATAACCGTCTCTCTAATGATGATCCCCGCCACGAGCAGCCCCGCGCCGATAATCAGCGCGGTCATGGAAGCTATGAACGTCTGTGTTTTGGTCATAATCTACACCTCCTAAACGATTAGTGACTGCGTCTTGACAACGGTTATGGGCTGGTCGACAGCGGTTATCCAAAGCAAGTAGTCGCCCAAGTTTGCGTTGCCAAACAACTGCCCCACCTCTGGCACCTGCAACCCAAAACTAACGTGGCCGGGAGCTCCCGTGCTGATAGGCACCGACATTTCCCTGGTACCGAAGCCTCCGCTCGGGCCCACCTGAATGGTGATTTTCACTTTCGCCGGCGCGGCCTGTTGCCTGTTAATGAGACCGAGAAAACAGTACGCATGTTGCGCTGGATTGCCGAAGGCCATTGTCATCCATGTCTGCCCTGGGGCTAGTTCTTTTTCTGTCTGTGATATTCCCACTTCGTCCTCCTCCTTTGGTGTTGCTGAATACTTCGGTAGGATAAACCAGTGTTGCGTTCCTGCCTGCGCTGACCGTGGAACACGCATAACCTGGTCTTGGTGATTGCCCTCGATGTTAGTCCACGTTCCATCACGGTTCACGGACTCAACGATACCCACATGACTTGTCGGCGCGCCTGTCGTATCGCTTGCGTACTTCATCACGTCTATCGCTCCGACTGCCGGGCCACCAATTATCTCGCCGTACTTTTGGCCATTGTCGCGGAAGACCCATGAGCCGCCCGTAGCGGCGCCGTGTATCAATTCCTTGCCGCCTGCTACGTGCCAGAAGTCATAAGATACCTTCCACGCGCACCACGCATCTGGCGCAGACCATCCGTATGCCGCCGCCCAATCAGTAATGGGGTGAGCGATGTTTGAACTTGGCGGGGTTTCGTGTACTCCGATAAGACTCCGGGCTACGTTCAGAATGTCTTGCGCTGTTGGCATGTCAGTCCTCCAATACAAAAATCATGTAAAAAAGCCGCCTCACTAGGCGGCGCTTCCAACGGCGGTAGGTTTTCATTTCACGACTAGCACAATGACTAGCGCGAAGATTGAAATCAGGACGGTGATACTTGAAAATACCATTGCAATTGAAACCGATTTCTGAGAAGCCTTGCCTTCAAGCGTGGCTTTTGAAATTGAGAGGGTGTCAATCTTCTCACTAATGGCTTCCAGTCTGCGTTCTATGCCGACCCTGGCCAAGGTGGTGGCCTCCTCGATGTTTTCAACCATCACGTTGTGCAGTTTTTCAATTGACCCTAGTTGGTCGCGGACGCTACATAGTTGCATGTCGATATATTCCTTGAGACTCACGCCATCGCGGTAGGAAAACTCATTATTTTGTGCCGTCATCGGTTTGCCTTTCTAGTATCCCGTCGCTTGTAGCCGTGCAATTTGTATATCCGTGGCTGGGAGAAACTCTGTCGGGGTGATGTCCAACGTGGGCCCGGCGTGGTCATATTTTGCTGTCTTAATTTGAAACGTGGCTATGTCATTAACACCCGTTAGCGTTTCCTCTGTCGGGAGCCACGGCACGAGTGTCAAGTTTTCCCCGCCCCTGACCTCTCCGAGGTGATGTTCCGCGCCGTCGATGTCGAAGATTCGACTGCAGGTAAACTCGCCCGCGACGTGGAGGTCTTTGCAACTAGCGAGGTAGAGGTTGGCGATTTGTGTAGCACCCGCCGTCGTGATTTTCCCCGGTACGGCTATCTTCTTTTTGATGGGGCTATATGGACTAGTAGCATCGGTTACCATGACCTGCAGATGAAGAGTCCCGTCCTGCGTGTAGTCCACCAGAACGTAATTACAGAGGGCGTCGGGGTTGGGGGCGATAGCGAGGTCTTCACAGTCAGAAGTTTTGACAAGCCACTTGACGACAGTGGGTGCCTTCGCCTTGAAGTCCAGTTTGTGGTCTAGCCACACGCCCCAGTCATAACCGTTCCCGGCGTTCAGCTGCGAGATACAGTCGGAATAGAACGTCGCGGGCGCAAACTTCCATACAGTGCCGTCGGGATAATCATAGTCGCCCGTCTCTATTGTCCCAGCCACTATCTCCGAGGAGAGCCCGGCGTCCGCCAAGACGACGTTGATGAGGAACTCCGAGAGATGGTCTGTCGTCACGTCTACCGTGATATCAGCGGTCGCCCACAGTTCGTTCAGCCTTGCAGACCAACCTTGACACGCTACGTCAATCGTGTCGGGGCGAATCTTTCTCGTGGGGCGGTCGATAAAGCCCTCCCAAAATACCGTAGCCCCTTCGCCGATGATGATACGATTTCGGTGGAGTATGTCAGGCCAGTATTGATTGACGGGACGGTGCAGGACGAACGAGGCGGTGGTAAATCCCCCGGGGTTGCAACTCTCGAAGGTCAAGTCTTCAAAAAGATTGACCGCCGGTTGCTGGTCGGGCATCTGCTCTGAGAGTTCCGCGAGGGTCGACGTCCCCGCCATGTTCTGGACGATGATGTATGCGTTCCGTTGCTTGTAAGTCGTCACCGGGTACGGTGGCGGTACCAGGGGGATCGGGGCTGTCCATGCGGGGTTTGCCGTGAACCAAACCCCCTCTTCCCACGTACTTACAATTATCCCACCGTTAGCCATAACATCTAGAGATTGATTTCTGATGCTGGGGGGTCCGACAACGCTTTCCCACGCGCCATCTCTACAAATCCAAATCTCTGCGGAGCTTGTTTCGACGTATAATCTTCGGTACGTGGCGTCATAGACGAGATACCAGATACTCTCGTCAGTCAGGCCCAGGTTAACCCAAGAAGAACCGTCATAATGCAATATCCCGATGGCGGCATTTACACCGACGTTTTGATACGCGCCTGCGTACAGCACATCATCAACCGTGTCGTAAGTGATCACCCACAGATGATGATGGTCAACGTCAGCATCGGGGAACTGAGTCCAGACAGGAGTGGTATCGGGATTCGCACAGGCCCACACGCCTGCCATGCCGCTGTAGTAAGTCTCCGGCCCCGCATAGAGAATGTTGTGGTTAGGGTCAAAGGCCAGGTAAGTAACAGATAACGTCGCTACGTCTATCCCCGCCACGATTTGAACGTCGTCCATGTAGACATATTCACCGACTGCGTGGTTTTCCCAAGCCACCACGCCGACCTGTCGGTAGGTGGAAGCCGCTCCGAACTGGCCGGTGAAAGCAAGCCTCTGCTCGGTCCCGTCGGATAGGATAGCCGTGCCACCCTGCAATCCCGTAACGTCATCGTAGGCCGTGATGTTGTAATACCGACCAGCGATGCCCCTGAACTTACATGTGACGGTATATGGAGTCGCCGCCGCCGTGACCGCCGTGACATTATCCACGACCCACGGTTTTTTACCGGCAATAGGAGTTATCTTGAGGCTGTGTGTGCCGACACTCGCCCAGTCGGTACTGTTGGCGATGGTGCAAGTGCTGAAGGCTGCTTGCCAGGTTCCGGTACTCGTTTCAAAAGAACAGTTGGCAGCGGAGAGTAAGTTTGCACCGCCCATCACGGAACTTACCAGCGTCCATGTCGCTCCATCGTATTTCCAAACGCCCTCGGCTATGCCATTGTCAGGAGACCAATTCCCCGTGCCAGCATAAAGCCGGTCATGAACCGGATCGTAGGCAAGGCTCCAGACCTCATAATCGGTTATCGCTCCGCCAAGGTCGGTCCAGGTTGAACCGTCGTAACTCCAGACTCCACCGGAAGATACTCCCGCATAAAGCAGGTCACGCTCGGGAACGTAAAGCAGAGTCCAGACAATGTCTCCATCCAACGTGGTACCAAGAGTGATATCAGTCCAGGTTGTGCCATCATACGCCCAGACCCCGCCGTCATGTTCGTCAAACCCAAGCCCGCCAGCCCACCCATATAGGCCGGTATACAGGATGCCACGAACAGCGTCATATCCTGTGTTATATATCCATGTCGGCCCACCAAAGTCAGTCCAAACAGACATCGCTAACCCCTTGGCCAGAGCAAAAATCTTTGCGGAACGACGGAAGGCGAAACGACAGGAGTTGGGATCGGAGCCGTCCACGCCCAGACATCCCCGTCCAAGAAGTTGGGCGACGAGAAAACGTCAAGGACGTTGACATATCCGACATCAGAAAAAACCTTTATCGTCCCGAGAAACCCCATTTGCGGAATGACAGGAGTTGGGATCGGAGCCGTCCACGCCCAGACATCCCCGTCCAAGAAGTCAAGCGACGAGGAAGCGTCAAGGACATATCCAACGTCGGTAAAAACCTTTATCGTCCCGAGAAACCCCATTATCCCTCCGGTACCAGAATATAGAGCGGCGAATATCTCATCACGATATTGCAGAAACTGTTTGCCCGTTGGTCGTTCGTGACTTCGGTAATCTGAATGAGCGTCATGTTGATACCATTGGGGTTGGCATGGAACTGCGGGAGACCCTTAACCTTTGACCGTGGGAAAACTTGCGCGGTGTCCTGTGAACCGTCGAGAGACGCGAGTACCAAACCCATGGACGAATCCAGTATCATCGCGCTTGCGGTCCAGTCGTCGATTTCGACATAGGAGTCAATGGGGATTATCGCGCAATAGTCCAACCACTCGGCCTGGTCGTCAGCCGCACCTTGGCTTATCTGCACGACCTGACTAATGTTGCCCTTCGACGCTGAGTCTCCAATCTGAAATGACGGGAATGTCTTGACCGCCCACCTGGCAAGAGATGACCACGGGTTTAGCGCGACCTCTCGGAACTTCGCCGCGTAAGTCGTCTGGTCTCCCGCGAACACCGAATCCGTCTGAATGTCCGTGGTGATGTCCGTCCCGCCCAAGGTCTGGAGTTTGTAGTTGACAATAGCGTTTGCCTTCGCGTCCGCGGTGTCCACCGCGAAACCCATAGAAGCGGAGACGAGGTAGCGCCCTTCGTGGGAGGCGATGTTGAAAGAGAAGTCCTCCGTGAGTGTTCCTGCGCCTACCGCCATTGAGCGGTACTTCTGATTCCGTCGCGTATAGAGGTTCGTCAGTGTCGCGCCGACAGCGTCTTTCACGGGGTCGTAATCAGGAGAGAAGGTCGGGCGTTGTCCGGCGATGAGGTTGGTAAAAGGCACGCCGGTATTCGGGACAACGGCGAGGTGACGGATTGTCCCAATATCACCGACTGCCCAAGCCGAAGTTGCGCTTATCCCTTCGACTCCCCCGAGAGTCTCTACCGTGTATGAGTTCTGCGATGTCCATGATATGCCGTTGAAGAAAAGGATTACTCCAGCAACCCCAACTGCCCAAACATGAGTAGCATCAGCGGCGTATACAGACCAGAGGTTCTTGGTCGTTCCGCTCGTCTGCGGAGTCCAGGTTACTCCCGCATCGGCAGAAAATAGGATTTTACCAGTATTGCCCACGGCCCAGATATGCGTAGAATCGAAAGAGTGAACACCGCCCAAACCCAAGGTGGTCCCACTTGTTTGCCGAGTCCAGGTAGTGCCATTGAAGAAATAAATAATCCCGTTGTCGCCAACAGCCCAGATGTGAGTGGAATCGAAAGCATAGATTGCGCGGAAATTTTGAGAGCCGACATAGACGTGACTCCACGCCGAACCGTTAAAATGCGCGATGCAGCCGCCCACTCCCACCGCGTAGACACTGGAGGCACTAACAGCCGCGACGCCGTAGAGAGCATGAGTATGGCCGCTGGCCTGAGAAACCCACGTGCTACCGTTCGCGCTGAATTCTATTTCACCGCCAATTCCGACCGCCCAAACGTGAGTAGCGTCAAATGCTGAGACAGCGAGAAAGTCGGGCCCGGCAACTTCCTTGATTGAGGCGTCATCGACGTAAGTGAGAAACTCGTCGCGGTTAGACCCGTCGTTGGCATTGAGATAGAGACGCAGTTCTATGGCAACCGTGTCAGCCGGGGCGGTTGCCGTTCCAGAAAGTTGCTGGTACATTCCGTATGCCCAGTTGGAGTCAACACTCGTCTCCAATAGTGGGGTGCCATTAGCATCGTAAAAAAAGGCGTAGAGAAAACCCGCATATTGGGATGAGTTACCGCAGAAATATATAGACAAGTCATACACGCAGCCAGGTTTCGCCGGGACTGCAACCGGGGCAAGAATAATCCTCTGGCCATAAGGATGGCCTGCGTCCAGGAGCGCGGCCCAGCAATAGTTGCCGCTATGCTGGTGGTCATTGCCTTCTTGATTCGCACGGCTTCCCCCCAGGAAACTCCAGTTGGACGGTGATGGAGGAACGCCGAACCAACTTTCGAGGCCGGGGTTGGCCAGGAGTTCGAAATTCATCGGGTGCTGGTCTGCCCAGGACGTGCCGTTGAAAAACTGCTCTGTCCCTGAATCGCCTACCGCCCAAACGTGAGTAGCGTCTAATGCCGAGACGGCGTTAAACGAGTAGGTGGTCCCACTTGTTTGCGAAGTCCACGCCACTCCCGAAGGAGTGGGATTTGAGGAACTCGTGAAATACAAGTCAGCCAGTGCGGGCACGTCGCCCAACGTATCTTCGGGAGGCACGACAATGCCCACAGCCCCGTTTGGCTTGTATCCCGCGATATACTCAGTGTCGCCAAACCACAGTTTATCTACGGTCATGACACCCGCAGCTGCCGCGTCCTGACGAATCACTCGTTTGACCTTCGTTGTCCCGACGGGGAACTTCATCGCAGAACTGAAAGACGAGGGGTTGATGACGACAGAGCCCCCGACCTCCATTGCCTCGATCCAGGTGGTCGCGATTCCCGCGTAGGCAACGAGAGGATAAAGGGTACCGAGAACCGCTCCCACGTCGTTATAACAGACAAGGTCAACGTCAAGAGTCGGCGCACCTGAAACTCTGTAGCAATAACACTGCAAAGCGAAGTGGTGATTCTCATTAACGAGGAGATAATCGTCGCCGGTTATATAAGCCGAGTCTCCGGCTCCGGTGGTGGTGAGTTTGCAACCTACCGGCCCGTCAAGGAAGTTCGTCGTATCAGCGGTGACAGTTCCAGAGGCGACGACGGTTTCAAGCCAGTTGTCCAAATCGTTTACAGTGCGTCGCTCGAAAGAATCATTCGGCCCGAGTCCGTAGAGGATTTCGAGACTTTCTTCGGGGGCGCGGAGAAACGGCTTCGCTTCGAGAGACAGGACGATGGACGGAATGACATAGAGGTTGTTATCGCGAATCCAAGTCTCAAACCAACGGGAAGGGTCTATCTGTGTCGGCGGCGAGATGAGGTCGATGTAGAGAGGGTCGGCGGCTAGGGTAGGAATCCATTCAAGGATAGGCGCGTCTGCCATGAGTTGCGCCCAAAGAGCGCGAGCGTTCTCGTAGAGGTCGGCTTCGGAAGTCCCGAAAACGTGGAGGGTGAGTTTTACTTCGCGGTTCTCGTGCTTGTAACGGGAAACGTCGCGTCCGTCGCCGTGGGAAGGGTCCCTGAACTCGAAGCGAGGCTTTGCGGGAGCGAATTCGATTTCATCGATACAATATTTCACCGAATCATTGATGTCCAAGAAAGTATTTCCGGCGGCTCCCCCGCTAGTTGACCATGCGAAATCGACGAACTTGACGCTATCTGACATTAGTAGAGACCTCCTGAACGCGCACGCGCATTGGCTTGGCTGCCCTGGTAACTGGAGACGGACTTCGCGATAAGCTTCCCGTCGAGATACAGCGGCACGGTGATGAGAGTCGGCGAACCGCCGCCGAGTGTCAGCGGATTGAGTTTCGCGGGGGTGGCAGAGGCACCGCCGACGACGGGGTGAGTCCTCTGCGTGTCGAAGGCGCTCTGAATCCCACCGACGACTTCGTTGGCCACATATGCGCCCGCTTCGTCCGCGCTGGAATGTTTGACCAACGGAGAAGCCTGCGTGCTGGGCGCACCGATAATCGGGTGCGAGACGTGGCTGCCGAACCACTGATTGAGACTGGTGGTGACACCACTTGCAGTATAAATAGGGTTCGCAGCCGTGGGCAAGCCGATAATCGGGTGCGAGACGTGGCTGCCGAACCAACCCTGGATTGAGTTGGTGATACCGGCGGGCCCTGTC